CGCGCCGCTACTTGCTGCGGGTCGTCTTGCGGGCGGTGTCCGTCTCCGTCGCGTCCGCGTCGGCGGTCTGGGCCGTGGAGGCCTGCTGGCTGTCGGCGGTCTGGGCGACGTCCGGGGGGGTGGCCGGCGCGGGGAGCGGGTCGACGGTGGCCTGCTCGGCGTCGGCGAGTGCCTTGGCTTCGCGGGTGGCGGTCGGCCCGTCGATCGCCTGGCTCTTGACGGGGACCTTCGTGGTGGGGGCGGGGTTGACGTTGGCGGTGTTGCGCGCGCGGTCGCGCAGCGCGTCGCGGTTGTCCGGGTCGGCGATGAACTCGGGGGTGATGGTGATGGGCGTCTCGTCGGCCATGGTGGCGCTCCTTCTGCGGAGGACGGGGTTTCAGCCTGCTGGAAGAGGGCGGCCCTCCCCGCCAGGGGGAGGGGACGGGGAGGGCCGTGTGGGTGCTAGACCACCGGGGCGGCGGGCGCGGCGCGGAGGCGCTTGACGGCGTCGGCGTTGACGATGTTGATGTCGGTGCGGTGGTCGGCGAGGAAGCCGATCTGGCCGCGGGTGGCGCGGACCTCGTTGAGGCGCTGGATGAACACGCCGAGGACGTCGCGGATGATGATGGCCTCGCGGAAGTCGCCGTAGGCGGCGAGGGTGCCGTCGGCCGCGGCGGCCGGCAGGAAGTGGTCGCGGCGGACGGGTCGGCCGAGCAGCGCGTCGGCTTCGCCGTCGCGCAGGCCGGGGACGAGCAGGTACTGCCCGTCGTTGGTCTTCAGCTTCCGGGCGGCGCGCGCCGCGTCGCGGCTGAGCACCCACGTGGCGCTGGCCTGGTAGGCCTCGTCGACGGACTCCTGCAGGTCGATGAGCTCGTCGCCGCTGGTGACCGGCGCAGCGGCGTCGAAGTTGCCGGGGACGGTGGTGCCGACGGTCAGCCGGGAGTAGATGCCGGTCGGCTTGCCGGGGTTGGCGGGGTCGACCGGCTGTCCGACGGCGTAGGCGGCGGACTCGCCGCGGCCGATGCGCCGTCCGAGGACGCGGATGAGGTAGGCCTCCATGTCGAAGCCGACGTCCTGCAGCAGCTCCCTGGGGACCCAGGCGACGGTGGTGATCTTGTGGGCGCGGAGCTTGGCCAGGCCGAGGACGACGTCGGCCTCGTGGTACTCGGTGTTCTCCGCGACCCAGTCGGCGTCGCCGATGTCGGCCTCGAGCGGGATGTTGATCTCCTCGCCGCTGGAGGTGGTGAGGATGGTGGCCAGCTGCCGCAGCGGGCTGACCTCGTCGGCGCGCTCGATGATGCGGCCCTCGGTCGTGGTGGGGACGGCGTAGCCGCCGTCCGGTCCGACGACCGCTGACAGGGCGCGCTGCTCCTCGCCGGAGGCGCCTTCGCCGCGGGCGGCGTCGAGGAGCCGCTGGTCGGCGGCGTCGAGGCGGCTGAAGGCGCGGTCGGTCAGTCCGCCGCGCAGCAGCCGGAAGAACGCGCCGGAGTAGCCGGCCTGTGCGTTGGGGCGCTGGCGGCCTTCGGCCTGCATGAACTCGGCGAACGACTGGTAGCTGCGCGGCTCGCCGTCGGGGTCGTCGGCGGGGCCGTCGCCGAGCACGGCGCCGCGGCGCTGGGCGTCGGGGTCGTCTTCGGAGCGCAGCCGGTCGCGGTAGCGCTCCAGCCGGCCGATCTCGCCGCTGCGGCCGTCGTCGCCGCCGAGCTCGGTGATGCGGGCGTCGAGGCGGTCGTGCTCGCTGCGCTCCTCGGTGGTGAGGTCGCGGTTCTCTTCGATGGCGCGATCCAGCAGGGCGCGCTGGGTCTCGAAGCACGAGGCGCGCTCCTCGCGGGCCTCGCGCAGCCGGACGTTGACGTCGGGCACGGTGATGCTCCTTCCTGGTCCCTCGCGGGGATGTCGGGTCGGGCGGCTCCCCCGCGGGGAGCGCGTGGTGGTGGTGTGGGGGGCGCCGGCCGGGGGGCCGGAGGTTTCAGGCCGCGATGAGGCCGTGCTGGCGGGCGCGGCTGCGCGTGCGCTGCAGGAGCACGGCGGCGGGCGGGCCCGCCGGCACGGTCGGCGTCGGCGACGGCTCGGTGGAGCGGGGGCGCGCGGGCGCGCCGGTGAGGTCGGGCAGGTCGGCGACGACCTCGCGGGCGCGGGCGATGCGGGCCAGCGCGGCGGGGTCGGCGGAGCGGCGGCCGGCGGCGATGTCGTCGGCCAGGGCGCGGAGCTCCTCGATCTCGCGCAGCGCGGCGTCGGTGTCGGTGTAGGCCGGCCAGGTGACGGGGCAGACGTCGTAGAGGCGCGCGACCGCGGTGATCTCGCGCAGGTCGCCGTCCTGGTCCCAGGTCCACCGTTCGCCGTCCTTGGTGACGGTGAACTTGAAGCTCATCTGGTGGATGTCGCGGCGTTCGAGCAGCGTCGCGAGCTCGCGGGCGCGCGCGGTCGGGGCGAGCTCGGCACGGACGAGGAGGCCGGTGTCGTCCTCTTCGAGCTCGAGCGTCCCGTTGCCGTAGCGGGCGAGGATGGCGTTGGGGTCGTGGTTGAGGCCGAGGAACTTGGTGTCCTCGCGGCCGTCGGCGTTGGCGGCGATCGCTTCGGAGAAGCAGCCGGCGCGGAGCACCTCGCGGAACGGGCCCCACATGTCGTAGAGGACCTCGCTGGGCGAGTCGAACACGGCGGCGTGCCCTTCGAAGCGGATGGCCTGGCCGTCCTGCGCGGCGCGGGCGTGGACCCGGTCGAGGGTGACGGCCCGGCCGAACGTGCGCAGCAGCCGGTCGGGGTGCTGCAGGCGCTGCTGGACGGTGTGCTGGGGCATCAGGGGGGCCTCGCTAGGTGAGGGAGGGTTCGGGCTGCGTGTGGCCGTTGCCGTTCGGCGCGCCGGTGTACGTCTCGAGCAGGTCGAGGAGGTCGCGGGTCTCCTCGTCGGGCTTGGCGCCCAGGCGCAGCAGCTCGTCGCCGCCGGCGACCTTCTTCAGGTTCTCCAGCTGGCGAACCTCGTTGGGGGTCTTCCAGCCGGCGCGGATGGCGAGGGCGTGCGCCTGGTAGCGGGCGATGGTGTCCATCGCGAGGTGCGCTTCGCGGCGGAACTCGGCGACGAACGGGCTGCCCTTGAGCAGGTCGCCGTCGACGCCGATGGCGGACTCGACCGCGGTGAGGTCGGGGCTGATCCCGTACTTGAGGAAGCGCTGGTCTTCCTCGCGGGTGGTGCGGTAGGTCAGCGAGCTTGACCGGATCGGGACGTTGAGCAGGGTCGGCGGGACGCCCATGACCATCGCGCAGTCCGCGGCGCCCCAGCCCATGAGCTCCATGAACTGCTGGTCGGCGAGCGTCATGCCGATCTGCTGCCATTTCAGCTCGGCGTTGAACAGGGGGACGCGGGTGGAGCCTTTCGCGCCGCGCGCGGGGTCGATGAGCTGCTCTTCGATGCGCTGGCGCTCGGGGTCGTCGATGTCGACGTCGGGGTCGCCGTTGTAGAGGTACCCCTGGAAGTTCGCGCCGCGGGCGATGTGCTCGGCGAGGTACTCGCGGACGCCGGCGACGACGCTGAGCTCCTGGCGGACCTGCTGGATCGGGTTGAGCGCCAGCAGCCCGTCGGGGCCGAGCATCCCGGCCTTGATGTGCAGCATGTCGTCGGCCGTCATGCGGATCGGGTCGACGTCGGGGCCGGTGACGCGGCGGCTGACTTCGAAGACCTTGTGGCCGTTCTCGCGCTTGACGCGCACGCGTCGCGGGTCGATCGCCCACAGGTGGCGCACCAGGCCGGTGCGGGTGCCGCCTTGGAACTTCTCCTTCCACAGGAACGCGTTGCGGCGGTAGGCGAGGTGACCGGCGACCTGCGCCCACAGCTCGTCGGCGGGCTGTTCGGGGTTCGGCTCGTCGTGCAGCAGCGGGTAGATCCGGCTGTTGCGGCCGCGGGCGTAGTCCTTGAAGCCGTCCTCGTCGCTGGTCTCGTAGACCATGAGCGGGATAGACCGGACGGCGTTGACCTTCAGCTGGACGGCGGCGTTGATCGTGGTGATCCGCAGCGCGCCCTCGGGGGACATCGGCGGGCCTCCGACGGTGCCGGCGCCCTCGAGCATCTCGATGAGCGAGCCGGCGGCCTGCTGGTCGACGAGGATGGTGCCGTCGTCGATGAGCTGCAGGCCGCGGCGGGCGCCGCGCGCGAGGGTTCGCGCCCAGCTCACGTCAGCCCTCGATGCCTGCGGCGGTCAGCGCGGCGAGCAGCCAGAGCCCGAGGCCGCCGGCGATGAGCCCGGCCGGGAGGAAGACGAGCGCGGCGCCGACGGCGATCAGGACGGTTCCGAGCACGATGAGCCCGGCGACGGTGGTGTCCGCGCGCTCCTGCGGCTGCTCGTCGGGGCCGGCGGTGGGGAGCTGCTGGTGCGGGGGGCGGGCGGGGAGCTTGGTGATGCTCACGAGGTGCTTCCTCCGAGGACGTGCATGGTCAGCTTCCGCTTGCGCCGGGTCGCGGCGTGCGCGACGCGGAGCGCCATGGCCAGCGCGACGGCGGCGTCGATCTTGCGGTGCGGCTGAGAGGCGGGCTTGGCGAGATACCAGCGGTTGCGGCGGCTGCGTTTGGCGGCGGCGGCGAGCACTTGCCGGTCGATGTCGGGTTGGCCGTCGTGCTCGAGGAGGCCTTCGACGAGCAGCCGGTTGAGCAGCTCGCTGGCGTCGTCCATCTCGGCGGCCTGGCCGTGGTCGATGATCTTCAGCTCGGGCCGCTTGGTCTGCAGCTGCTGAGCGACGTAGCCGCCGCCCTTGTTGCGGTCGAAGACGACGCCCTGGGTGTCGCCGGGCAGGTCGACCGCGGCGTCCAGCGCGGCGAGCACGTCGTCGACGAGCGTCCAGTCGCCGTTGCCCGGCGGCCAGACGATCGCGCCGCGGGCGGTGATGAACCGTGGTGGCAGCGGCTCGCCGTCGTCGTCCAGCGTGCCGGCGGGCGGGTCGATCCGCCACACGGGGATGATCGCGGTCGAGTCGCTGACGCCTCCCATGTCCAGCCCGACCCACTTCGGGTAGCCGGCGAGCTGCGCGACGTCGATGTCCCGGGCACGGGCGTGCCAGAGGTCGGGGTCCAGCGCGGAGTGCTCGCCGAGCGCCCACCGGTTGCAGTGCTGGCGCAGCCAGTCCCACGCCCGGGTGCGCATGAGCTTCCACGTGCGGCGGAGGCTCTCGACGGTGACGCGCGCGGACGGGTTGGCGCGCTTGACCTCGTCGATGTCGTCGGGGTCGACCCCGGCGGGGAGGCTCCATTCGTGCCAGGAGATGTCGCCGTCGCGGTCGCGGGCGACGGTGTAGTACTCGCCGTCGCGGACGGTGTCGGCGCCCAGGTCGCTCTCGATCGGCTGGTCGTTGAGCTTCTCGCCGGCCTGCTGCTTGGCGCGCAGCTCGGGGACGAGGTGCCCGTTGACGACCATCGTCGCGCCGGTCAGCGCCGCGGTGCGCTTGCGCCCGAGGAAGGACTCCTCGTCGTCGCCTGCGGTGGTGCAGCCGAGGATGCGCGCATCGCGCTTCTGCAGCTTGGAGACGAGGATGCCGTAGGCGCGGCCGTCGTCGACGTAGCGGTGGATCTCGTCGGGCAGGACGAGCGTCGGGATCTCGCCTTCGGCGACCTTCGGGGACGGCGAGACGATCTCGATGACGCCGCGGTCGGTCAGCGACCGCACGCGCCCCAGCCCGTACTCCTGCGGCACCCACCATCGGCTGAGGTCGGTGGAGCGCTCGACGAAGCCGGCGATCGCCTCGTACATCTGGCGGGCCTGCTTGCCGCTGGCGCTGAGGATGAGCGCCCGGCAGTCCCGCGCGACGTAGGTGCCGTGGTGCAGCGCGATCGTCCCGTAGAACGTCGTCTTGCCCGAGCCGGACGGGACTTCGGCGATGACCTCCTTGTAGCCGGCGAAGAAGTCGCGGGCGACCTCGAGCTCCCAGTCCTCCAGCTCGAACGGGACGACCTCGTTCTGCGAGTTGAGCAGGGTGAGCGTCGACGCGAACCGCCGGTAGTGCTCCAGGGTGTCCTTGGCGCGCGATCGGATCGGTCCGACGACGCGGCCGGAGCGCTGGCGTGCCGCGCGGCGACGCGCGGCCTTGCTGGCGCTCACAGCCCGGACTGGTCCCCGTCGTCGGCCGGGGGCGGCGCGTCTGCGAGGCGGAGGTCCTGGCGTTCGCGGAGCTTGTCCTCGTAGACCTGGGCGTCGCGCTCGGCTTCCCGCGCGGTCTTGAGGTCGGGGTGCTGGACGAGCTGGCCCTGCGAGCCCTTCGTCGTGTAGCCCGAGAGCGGGTCGTCGGGCGCGGCGTTCGCGGCGATCCGGGCGCGCGCCAGCCGGCCGACCTGGACCGCGGTGACGTAGCGCTCGAGCAGCTCGATGTCCTCGTCGTCCCAGACGCCCTGCGCCTGCCACTGCGCGACCTTCGCGACGAACGCGCGGCGCGTGACCTCGTCGAAATGCGCCGGCCACTCGTAGCCGGACAGCGGCGGGACGATCGGGGGCAACGTGTAGATCGGCCCGTCACGCCAGATGACCCCGTCGTCGAGCAGCCGCTTGAGGTGGCGGGCGACGCTGTTGTCGCCGGGCTTGCGGCCGAGCTTGCGCGCGATCTGAGCCTGGCGGCCGGGCAGCGCGTCGAGCACCGCCTGGCGAAGCTGGGGCGAAGCGCGGCCGGGCACTACTGCCCCGAAACGGGTCGCGGGCGGGCCGGGAGTTCCACGCCGACT